TAGCGCGGCCGCCGTTATCTCCATAGGTCACTCCCCTTCCGTTTCCGCTCCACCCCCCCCCCTTTTTCTCGTGCAGCGCCTACGGCGCTGCTTCCCCGTGCCTTTGGCACAAAAAAGAGCTCCCTCTGCCGAGAGAACTCTTTTTCGTTATTTTTTAATACAGCTTTGCGCCGGCGGGGATGTGAGGATCCACCATCAGCAAATGCAACTTTTCTTCGCCGTTTTCGTGATGCACGGCGGAGATCAGCATACCGCAGGAGTCGATGCCCATCATCTTGCGCGGGGGCAGGTTGACGATGGCGATAGCGGTCTTGCCGACGAGCTCCTCGGGCTCGTAATACTCGTGGATGCCGGAGAGGATGATGCGATCCTCGCCTGTGCCGTCGTCGAGCACAAACTGCAGCAGCTTCTTGGACTTCTTCACCGCCTCGCACGCCTTGATCTTGACGGCGCGGAAGTCAGACTTGGAGAAGGTGTCAAAGTCGACCTGGTCAGCGAACAGCGGCTCGATCTCGACCTTGGAGAAGTCGATGACCTCCTCCTTCTTCACTTCGGCGGGAGCGGCTTCCGCCTTGTCGGCCTTCTTGGGCATGTCCAGCGGCTTCATCGTGGGGAGCAAAATTCGGCTCCCTTCATCCTGTTCCATGCCGCTCTGTAAGGGTTCAAAACCCGCACAATACTCGATTCGTGAAATTTTTTTCATTCGTCTCGTGTCCTCTTGTGCCGTCCTTTTCGCTTCAAAAGTTGTAGAAAAGTTGTAGAAAGTTGTAGTGCGCCTGTTATGGCATATCGCTGGCATAGAAATGGCAAAAATTTGCTGCGTTACTCAGGATGCTATATCTAACATGATCTCTACACAAAGAACGGCTTGATTGTTTAACCGCAGACGCATACATTATTATATAATAACCTTCAATTCCATCTAAGTCAACGATTTTATCGAAACATTTTATTACTTTTATTGCCCCACCTTTAATACATAATACATAATAAAGAGGAGACTGTCATGCCAGAATACCAACTTCAAATTAAACAAGTGGTAGATTACCCACGATGCCGGATTTATCGTGAGTTCCACCAAAACACGCCACCCCCCCGGCCCCCCCCAAAAAAGGGGGGCCCCGGGCCTTTTTCATTTTACTGTACTTTGCAGCTATGCAAACTTCCGCACCTCATATCGCCGTATTGACGGGATCAGTTATACAGTCTCGCCCGGCGAATGGGTGTGCACCGTCAAGGAACTGTCTTGCTGGTTCCGCACCCGCTTTCATCGGCAGGCGCTGTCCATGCTGGATACCCTTCAGAAGCAGCACTTGATTTCCTATACACTGCTGGGCCGTGGCAATGTAGTAAAATATAAAATCCTCCACTGGGCCCGCCACAATTCCGCACTGGAGTACAATGCCCCATGCCAAAAGGATACCGGTTTTTTCTTCCTGCCAGTCTCTGTTGCCCTGGAACTGGTCAGCTCTGCCCGCTGCTCTGAAATGGACATCGTTCTGGATCTGTGGGTATCCGCTGTCTACAACGATACGCAGGTGCAGGGGTCAGAGGTCGGCCCGGTAGCCTACTTTCGCAATGGTACAGGAAACCCGTTGGTCAGTTATACCGAACTCTCCTGCCGCTGGGGGCTGTCACGCGCTACCGTATGCCGGATACTGAAAAAGCTGGACGGTCTTGGGTATATCTCTATCATGTCGTTTCCCGGCCGGCATGGAAGCGTGATCTACCTGCAGAACTACCTATCCACCATGTTTGAGATTTCCGATGTTTTAATCGACAAGGAGGAAGTTGCCATGACCTTAAACATTCATCTGGAGCTTCCGGAAACTGCTGAAACCGAAGAGAGCCATTCCATCTCTGAGCATGAGATCATTGTTTCGGATGCACTTTCCAGCGTTTCAAAATCGCACATTGAAACGATACTCCGCAAGATGGCTGACATCCTATCTACGCAAGGGATTTCCTGCTTTTCTTGCCCGCTCTCCCGCTATAAGTTATATCCCTTATCGGACGACTGCTGGGAAGAGTTGATTCCGCGTGCGCGAGGGAAATCCACAGCCCACTTTGGTCTGACCATCCTCTGCGGCACAAACACTTCAATCGCCACTTTTGAACTTACACTCACTCCCTTTGAGGAGCACGAAAATAGGAGGAACTTGAAATGAGAAAATTTGTTGAACCTGATGTTGCTGATAATCCCCTGTACCATGATACCTGGAAACTGCTGAAAAAATACCGGGATGTTGTGTGGAGTCTGGAGCTTTCTGTCCAGCATGTCCGCACCAAGTTTGAGATCGAGTATGGCACCTCCATCGAGGATTTTCTGGATTCAGTCTATCTGGCCGGCGCCGATCTGGCCGGAAGTGACATTGAGCATCATGCCAAGTGCATTGAACGCAGCCACAAAATGCTCAAGCTGCTGGATTCCGCAGTCGAATTGCTGCGTACCAAGCACAAAAACGGTGAGGCATATTACTGGCTGCTGTACTACTCCTTCCTCTCGCCCCAGCAGCTCAAAAATGTTGAGGAAATCATCGAGACCCTGCGACCGCACATTCGTGACATCAGTTTCAGAACCTACTACCGCAAACGCCGGGAAGCTATTGAAGCCCTCAGTTCCGTCCTTTGGGGCTATACCTCCAAGGACAGTTTAGACATGCTGGAACAGTTCTTTCCAGAGACAAAATCACCTTCCGGACAATCGGGCAAATAATTGGCACAATTCGGGAACAAAATTGGCATGGTTCTGCTCTTTCAGTGTAAATACCGATGTGTTAAACTGAATATGCTCAAACTTGCACCCAAAACCGAACAGGACAGTAACGGCACCTTTCATCCGGGTGCTTTTTTGCTGCCCAGATGGCCGCCCGGCCATTTGAAAGCCCACATTTGTTTTGACAGGTGTGGGTTTTTCTGTTCCCTATTGAGCATCAAAAAATCATTCAGAATTGGAGGATCGCAAATTGAAGAAAACGAAAACCCCTCAAACTCCGCAGCTTCAGGAGCCGGATACCCAGTCCAAGCGCAGGCTTTCGCTGCCCAAAGTAGCTTACAGCGCCTTCCTGTGTGTGATGATGTCCATGATGTTCTGCCAGCCGGCTTATGCGGCAACAGATGTATGGACCAAGGCCAAAGAGATCATGCAGGATGTATACACCCAAATCCTTGCCATCTCCACTATCGCCGCCATCGTCACTGCTTCGGTAGCCTTGCTGCTCATGAACTTCTCCCGTTCCGGACGGACGGTGGATGAAAGCCGCGCCTGGCTCAAACGAATCTGTATCACCTGGGCTATCCTCAATGGCTTGGGCTTTATCATGGCGTATGTGACGCCGCTCTTTAGTGGCGGACAATGGACAGGCTGATTGACCGTCTGATTGCTCGCCGGAAAGGAGGCTTGCATTTATGGGCATTTTAGACGGCATAGTGGAATGGATCGCAGAACAGGTAATGGCCGGTCTTGATCTGGTGACCACATCGGTTTTGGGTGCGCTGGGCTGTGATATGGCTGTATTTCTGCGTTATTTTCCCGCAGCAGAGACTATGTACTCTGTTTTCGTGGCTCTGGCAATCGGGATCATCCTGCTCAACTGGGTCTGGCAGTTATTCAAAAACTTCGGTCTTGGCGCAGGTGTGGAAGCAGAAGACCCGGTAAAGCTGAGTATCCGTTCCGTTATTTTTATCCTGCTGACGCTCTTTTCAGATGAGATCGTCAATATTGTTCTTACCATCGGCGGCACCCCCTAGCGGAAACTCTGTCGGTGCGTCAGACGCGAAGAAAAAGCTGGAGCGCATGGCGCAGGAACTTGGTGATTTAATCGATGCAGAAAATGGTCTTTTGACCAATGTGTTGAAAAGCGATAAGAGCCGGTAAACGTCTATGAAAATTTATGGGTGTATTTCTGTAAAACCTGTCGGTTGGGAGTCTTTTGCCTCTCTCTGTTCCACTGCTTGGTGGTGGGAGCGTTCTCCTAATTACAACAACAGCAACAACTTCTGCAATGTGAACACGAACGGCAACGCGAACAATAACAACGCAAGGTATTCCAACGGCGTCGCCCCGGATTTCGTAAACCAGAAATGGTCTGGGTCAATCGTAGTAGCCCAAAGGGTGAACTATGACCCTTACGAAAGGAGAAATACTTCCCGTGATGAAAGTCCGAAACTACCCTTTGATATTTTGACACGAACGCCGCCGGAGTCTCCGTGCGTGCATGGCGAGAGATGCATCTTACCTCGTTTCATGTGTCACCAATTAAGCAGATTAGACGATGCCCTACAAGACATCTGTACGGAGGGTGAATAATTTTTATGAGTAGACGTAAAGGACGTTACGAAAGACGCAAGACAAGGCGCGAAGAGAATGGATTAAGGCGTGCCGCCGCAGTTGGCGGTCTGCATGATGTCTTTGGATACGATGATATGTACAAAGCCGGAAAGAAATGCTGCAACGGTGTTCGTTGGAAGAACAGCACCCAACGTTTTGAGATGCACCTGTTCTCTGGAACAGCACGCAGACGACGTTTATTGCTTGAGCGAAAATGGATTCCGGGTGCATATGTACATTTCACGATTTCAGAGCGCGGCAAGACCCGCCCTATTGATGCACCGAGAATCCAAGACCGTCAAGTCCACAAGGTTTATACCAAGAAGGTGCTTCTACCGTTGTATCGTCCTGAGATGATTTACAACAACGGCGCCAGTCTTGAAGGCAAGGGCTTCGAGTTCTCAAAGAGAATGTTAAAAGAGGACTTGCGCTGGCACTTCCGTCGTTATGGACGAGATGGGAATGTGATTCTGATTGACTTCAAACAGTTCTTCCCATCTGTGTCCCATGAAGAAATCTTCAAGCGGCATGAAAAGTTCTTGCTGAACCCAGATATCAGAAAAATCGGAGACGATGTTGTGAACACTGTTCCGGGTAGGCTTGGTCTGCCCCTTGGTGTTGAACCAAGTCAGGCAGAAATGATTGCGTTTCCGTCTGCACTGGACAACTTTATCAAATGCCAGCTCTCTATCAAGTGCGCCGGTCATTACATGGACGATTATTACGTCATTGTTCCGCCTGACCGAGACGCCAAAGAAATCATGGCTCTGATTGTGGCAAAGGCAGAGAGTCTCAAGCTAACTGTCAGCAAATCAAAGTCAAGAATTGTCCCGCTCACAAAGCCGTTCCGTTATTGCAAAGCAAAATTTATTTTGACCGAAACTGGTCGTGTTGTGATGAACGGAAATCGTGATGGAGTAAAGCGGGCACGAAGAAAAATAAAAGCATTCCGTACAAAAATCCAGAATGGAGAAATGTCATACGATGACCTCTGGACTTCGGTGAACGGAATGCTCGCATACTTTGAATCCTACGACGACCACAATCGTGTGCTTCGGTTGCGTAGGCTTTTTTATTCGGTTTTCGGTTTTTCGCCGGAGCGAATTGAAAACTTTAGAGAAAGAGGAAAAAAGGATGAAATATGTTGTGCATAGACGCTTCAAGGACAAAGCAATTTGCGGCGAAGTAAATCTTCCCGCTATGACCATGTGTGAAGAAGCCAATGGATATATCTTCCACGGTGACAAGCTCCTCTGCGTTGTAACAAGCGAGAACGCGCATCAGTTCTTTGCCCGTGACGACGATGGCGCAGGAATGCTCCGTGGAAAATTAACACAAGCCATTCAAAAGACGCTCGCAAAGCGCGATGCGAATTATCAAAATCGATGGGACAAGGTCTGGGAAGACCCAGCCTGCCAGCCGTATAAGCGCATTGAGTACGCAGACTTCTGGCTGTGGAACCATGATTTCTTCAACGCCGATATTGACACGCTCCGACACATCGCAAAGTTGGTAGGAGCAAAGGAGGTTGCTTAAATGTATCGAATTATCACACTGGACGGAACCGAGCTTGGTATGACCGACTCCGTTCTGTATATCAAAATTGGCAACAGCGGCAGTTTTACGCCATGCTCTGTTGACGAAGCGATTGGCGTAGCGTTCAACAGCGAACCGTATAATCTGGTTGGTCACGACGAAATTGAGGGTGCTGGCACTGTAGTCGTTGCCAAATGTGACGGCGGCTCTTTGGTTGCCCATCAGCGTGACCTCGTTGACGAATTGATTCTTTCCGCGCTGGAGGTGTAATCGATGAAAGAAAAACTGAAAGCCATGTACCAGTCCGGTGCTATCGACATGAATGGTCTTTTGAAGGCTGTCGAACGCGGCTGGGTCACGATGGAAGACGTAATCGAAATTGTCGGAGAGGACAACTCTCTTGCTATTATCAAAGCTGCAAAGATTGCAGAAATTTCTAAGAGCTGTAACGCCATCATCGTTGCGGGTATTGATTTGGAGCTGACACAGGGTGCCGTTCATTTTAATCTCAGCATCGAAGACCAAGCAAATATTGCGAACCTGTTCCGCGTTGTTGAGCTTGGCGGCACAGAGTTCCCATATCAATCAGACGGTGGTGTCTGCCGTATCTACACAGCCGCTGAGATTGCCCAAATCTATATTGCGGCGCAAACTCTTATTACCACTCAGACAACTTATCACAATGCTTTGAAAGCGTATGTACAGTCACTGGAAGGTGCTGAAGAAATCTCTGCTGTTACATACGGCATGACGCTGCCAGAACCGTACCTGTCTGAGATGAACGCAAAGCTTGCTGTTGCACAGGCTCAGATGAACGCTATCACAGAAAAGCTGGGCAACTAATATGAAGCGGCTGAAGGTATGTCTCAAACTGCTTGTGCTTGCCGTTATCGGCGGCGCAATCTATGTCGGCATTGAGATGCTTTGGCGTGGGCACAGTCATCCATCCATGTTTATTCTCGGTGGACTGTGCTTTGTTTCTATTGGTTTAATCAACGAGCTCTTCCCGTGGGAATTAGGAATCGTGTGGCAAGCCTTAATCGGCGGAACAATGGTGACCTGCCTTGAGTTTATCACCGGCGTTATCGTGAATATATGGTTGAAGCTGGGTGTCTGGGATTATTCTGGACTCCCTCTTAACATTTTGGGGCAAGTCTGTCTACCGTTCTATTTTGCGTGGGTTGGCTTATCTGTCGTGGCAATCGTGTTTGACGATTATCTTCGTTATTGGTTTTTCGGCGAAGAGAAGCCGCATTACAAGATTGTCTGATTATAAAACAATGCTTTTATCAAGGAGGTGGTTCGCATGAACGCCGACGAAAAAATCTGGCGCTATTTGAAATCTGCTGGTCTGAATGATTTCGGCGTCGCGGGTTTGATGGGAAATCTTTTTGCAGAGAGCGGACTGAATCCCAAGAACCTCCAAAATACATACGAGAAGAAACTTGGCATGACTGATGAAGAATATACTGCCGCTGTCGAGAGCGGCAGTTATTCCAACTTTGTGAAAGACAGTGCCGGTTACGGATTAGCTCAGTGGACGTACTGGTCACGCAAGGACGCTCTCCTTGCCTCCTGTAAAGCCGCAGGAGCGTCCGTAGGGGACATGGATGCCCAGCTCAACTTCCTGCTTAAAGAACTGTCTGTGGGCTATTCTGGGCTGCTGAGCACCCTCAAGAGCGCATCGTCTGTCCGTGAGGCATCCAATGCTGTTCTTCTCCAATTTGAACGTCCTGCCAATCAGGGACAGAGCGTCCAAGAAAAACGAGCCAGCTACGGACAAGCTTATTATGACAAGTTCGCTGGCAAAATCCAAATCAATACACCAGAACAGGAAGGAGGATGCAAGTTGAAAATTGTAGACAACCTGACAACGGTTAACTTCCGTTCAGGCAACATGACTCCGAAGTACATCGTCATTCATTATTTCGGTGCGCTCGGAACTGCAAAGAGTGTCTCTGAATATTTCAAGACACCGGGTATTCAAGCGTCTGCCCATTATGCGCTTGACGAGGGCGATACCATCTATCGCTGTGTCCGCGATAAGGACATCGCATGGCACTGTGGTGCGAACAAGTACAAGCACCCTGAGTGCCGCAACTCTAACTCCATCGGGATTGAAGCACGCCCTTCCAAAATCAATCGCAAGAGGGTTATGGCTTCTGATACTGATTGGTATTTCGAACCAAAAGTTGTGGACAACCTCGTATGGTTGACAAAGAAGCTGATGGCTCAGTACAACATTCCTGCAGACCACGTTATCCGTCATTATGATGTGACCGGAAAACTCTGTCCGAGACCGTGGTGTTGCGCCGACATGAATGTCTATTACAAGACGAGTGGCGACGCACAGTGGGAAGAGTTCAAAAAGAGAATCAGCGACGGCAAAGAGGAGGATGAAGATATGACTCTGGACACATTCAAGGAACTGATGAAGGAGTACCGTGCAGAGCTGCAGGACAATGACTGCGGCACTTGGAGTAAGGAAGCTCGTGAGTGGGCTATCTCCAACGGTCTCATCAATGGCACTGGCACTGAGGTGAATGGTGAACCCAACTATGCTTGGGCTGACCAGCTTACCCGTGAACAGGCTGCTGCTTTGTTCTATCGTTTTGCAAAACTGATGGGTAAAGCGTGATGGCTACATATAGCGGCAGCAGACAGCAAACAAGGCGAAGGAGAAAACGCACAAGCAAACAGGACGCTTTTTCAAAAAAGCTGATTGACGATATCCGCTCCCTTCTGTGGATTGTTACAGTCGGTGGGTTGCTTTTAGCGTTCTATTGTGTAAAGCGGAACTATACCGGAGCGCTGCCGTGGATTGGTGCAATGGTTGGATTGCCGTGGTCGGCACATGGCGTGGTATGCGCATTTTATTTGAACCTGTGTAAATCTGACCATTCTGCTGGTGGTATCACATTCGAAAGCGCAAAGGCAAAAGGCTTCGTCGAAGACCCAAGCTGGGAGAGTCCAGCAATCTAAGGTGAAGGGCGGCACCTGAAATCCGCCCCACTACCTTTTAGAGAGGAGTTTGCATATGGAATTTATTGTGGAGAACTGGTATGTAATTGTTACTGGCATTGTGTTTATCGTTGGCGGCGTTATGGCTGTCCTGCGTTGGCGCAACCTGTCCACCGACAAGAAGTACGAGCAGATTCGTGGATGGCTTCTGCAGGCTGTTCTTGGCGCTGAGCGCGAGTTCGGTTCCGGTACGGGCAAACTGAAGCTGTCATCCGTTTACGACAAGTTCTGCGAGCGTTTCCCTTGGTTGGCAAAGGTCTTGCCCTTTGAAACCTTTAGCAAATACGTTGATGACGCCCTCAGCGAAATGAAAGACGTGTTGAAACAGAACTCTGCTATTGCCTCCATAGTGGAGCCGAAGGAAGGGGAAAAATAATCATCCGAGGAGGTTTCTCTTATGACCGAGCAAGAGACCGTACTGTTAATTGAGACTGAGCAGCGATGCAAGTCCAATACACACAGAATTGACAACTTAGAAGGTGAGCTGAAGGAAATCCAGAGTGAGCAGAAGGCTATCTATAAAATCGCTACTTCCGTTGAGCTCATTGCACAGCGTGTCAGTAATATCGAGGGCAAGGTGGATGACACCAATCGTAAGGTAGATGCGCAAGCAAAAGCATGGCAGGAGACCGAACGTAAATTGTCTGAGAAGGTTAATGAAACCGAGAACAAACCGTATAAGCAAATCGCCAACAATGTCAACACTGTCAAGGTTGCAATCATTACTTGCATCTCTACCTTGCTTGTATCTGGCATCATTGGCGCAATCATCGCATTTGGAAAATAATATCTAAAGAATATTTTGTGGGTGTAAATATTCTTTATAGGCGGCAGCAGGACTGTCCGCCATAGCGTTGAAGCAAGTGATGGGGTCAGCATCCGTACACTTGCAGAGCTTGACTAAGGGTTATGCGGTTCCCACAGGCTGACGTAGGAGAAATCCGAAAGAAAACGCTAACAGAAAATTCATTTGACAAATACCGTTGAAGTAGTCTATAATAATAACACAAGGAGCGCCTGCTGCTAACAAGCGCCCCCTGCGGTGGAAACCCAGACGGTTGCCACAAACATACATTCTTACTGGGAAGAGGGTTTAACCCTCAAACGACAGTGAGCCGCTCTGCTTGCGACAGACGGCTCACTTCTTTCTGTTACGGAACTTGTCCCATGCTTGGATAAGAATCCAGCAGATAGACGCAATCCAAAAAACTTCTTGAAGAGTTATGTATGGTCACCTCCCTGAGAAAATTTCCCGCGAGGGCTACATACACGCCTCCATTCCGCACTCGCGGGATGACAGGCAACCGTCTTTTTAACCGTACACCGTCTACAAAGGAGATGGGCTATGACTGAACCCGGAAACTCGACGCGGACGGTGGATTCCACAAAAGCCATTATAAAGGACTTCGGTGTAAATGTCAAATAGACAAGATATATGAGAGCTGCTGTTGAAGCACGCTCTCATTTTTTTGTGCGTTGTCACGAATACTATATATTTTTCGGGACAGATTTTGCTAAAAAGAAAAGGGCAGGAATGGGATTTTGATTTCCCAAACCTGCCCTTATTTTTTACGCTGATATATGTATGATGGCTAAAGAAAGCACCCCGTCAAAGACGGGGCACTCCTTAGTAGCCATGTTGAATTCAAAGTGAATTGGTGTAAAAGTGGTGTCAAACCAGAGGTTGTATCACCTGTAACCGTTGTGCCACAATGCTTTCTTAGCTCTGGGGCTTCATCGTGGGGAAGAGGATGACGTCGCGGATGGAGTCGGTACCGCAGAGCATCATCGCGCAGCGGTCGATGCCGAAGCCCAGGCCGCCCGTCGGGGGCAGACCGTATTCGAGGGCCATGACGTAATCCTCGTCCATCATCTCGGCCTCGTCGTCGCCGTTGGCGCGCTTTTCGACCTGCGCCTTGAAGCGCTCGTACTGATCCATCGGGTCGTTGAGCTCAGTGAAAGCGTTGCCCATCTCGCAGCCGCAGACGAACATCTCGTAGCGCTCGGTGAGGTACGGGTCAGACGGGCTGCGCTTGGCAAGCGGGCTCACTTCGACGGGGTACATGGTGATGAACGTCGGCTGGACGAGGGTCTCCTCGACCTTCTGGTCAAAGGTCTCGTACAGGGCGTTGCCCCAGGTCTTGTCCACGCCGTCCATGTCGACGCCGACGCTCTTGGCGAGCGCGACGGCGGCCTCGGCGTCGCCCTCGATCGCCATAAAGTCCGCGCCGGTCACTTCCTTGACGGCGTCAGCCATCGTGACGCGCTTCCACGACGGGGTCAGGTCAATGTCCTTGCCGAGCCACTGGATCTGATAAGTGCCGAGGATCTCCTTCGCGGCGCCGGAGAGGATGGCCTCGAGGATGTCCATCATGCCATCGAGGTTCGTGTAGGCCTGATAGAGCTCGCAGGTGGTGAATTCGGGGTTATGCTTGGTGTCCATACCCTCGTTGCGGAAGATGCGGCCGACCTCGTACACGCGCTCCATGCCGCCGACGATCAGGCGCTTTAAGTGCAGCTCGGTGGCGATGCGCATGTACATGTCGATATCGAGGGTATTGTGGTGCGTGATGAAGGGGCGCGCGTTCGCGCCGCCCGCGATGGGGCTCAAAACCGGCGTCTCGACCTCCATAAAGCCGATGGAGTCGAGGTAGCGGCGCAGATACGCGACAAACTTCGAACGAATTTCGAAGTTGCGCTTGGACTCGGGGTTGATGATCAGGTCCACATAGCGCTGACGGTAGCGCGCTTCCTTATCGGTCAGGCCGTGGTACTTCTCCGGCAGGGGACGCAGAGACTTACTGAGCAGCGTGATCTTCTTGGCGCGCACGCTCATCTCGCCGCGCTGGGTGCGGAACACCTCGCCCTCGACGCCGACGATATCGCCGATGTCGTACTTCTTGAAGCGGTTGTACTCCTCCTCATCCATCTCGTCCTTGCGGGCGTAGAGCTGGATGCGGCCGGACTTGTCCTGCAGATCGCAAAAGCTGACCTTGCCCATGCCGCGTTTGCTCATCAGACGGCCCGCGACGCGGACCTCGCTGCCCTCAAGCGCGTCAAAGTTGTCCTTGATGTCCTGAGCATGGTGCGTCACGTCGAAGCGCGTCTCCTTGAAGGGATCGCGGCCCTCGGCGCGCAGCGCTGCGAGCTTTTCGCGGCGGACCTTCAGGATCTCGCTGAGGTCCTGCTCGGGAGCGTTGGTCTGGATATTTTCTTCAGCCATGATATTTCTTTACTCCTACTCTATATAATACAGCTTAACGTTCGATCTTGACGATGCGGTAGACGATGGTGCCGACAGGGGCCTCCACCATGACCTCGTCGCCCTCTTTTGCGCCCATGAGCGCCTTGCCGAAGGGGGAATCCTCGGAGATGGCGCGGTGCATGGGGTCGGCCTCCTGCGAGCCGACGACCTTATACTCGGGCAGCTCGCGGCCGGACTTCACATCCTGCACGGTCACACGGCAGCCGATGCTGATGCCGTTCGTGCCCGCGTCGTTTTCGTCGACGATGACGGTGTGCAGCAGGATCTCCTCGACCTCAGCGATACGGGAGTACAGCTTGCCCTGCTCGTTTTTCGCTTCATCATATTCGCTGTTTTCGCTCAGGTCGCCGAAGCCGCGCGCCTCTTTGATGAGGTCCGCCACTTCCTTTTCACGCACGGTCTTGAGGTAGGTGAGCTCCTTTTGCAGCTCTTCCTTGCGCTCCGCGCTCATCTTGTACTCTTTTTTCATGTTCGCCATATTGAGATCGTTCCTTTCTTTCGCGCCCGCAAAATTGCGCGGCGCGCACACGAATACCATTTTAGCGAAATAATTATAGTGATTTTGCCCCGTGTTGTCAAGGTAAGTTTGCGTTTTCTCCCCCAT